CCAGGTCGCCGACGCCCTTGAAGGTTTGACCATTCCAGACGAGCGACCCAGGCCCAGACCAGCAATAAACAGTCTGCGACTTGAACGTGATCTGCAACAGCCAGGCAGGCTGCAGCACACTCGCCGAGAGAGTGCCTTCGTAAGTTGTCTCTAGCTCGCGCGGCATTAGACGTATCTTCCAAGTGCGACGCCAAGCTGCTCGCCTTCCATTGGCAGGGATAGCTGCTCGACGACCAACTCGACGAGACTGCCGACGCCGCGAGAGAAATCCTCATCGTCAATAAACAAGCAATAAAAGACGTCGGCGCGGTTGACCTGCAGCGCGAGACGATCCTGCCATCCGGCTGCGTCGCTGCCAAAACGCGCGAACGTGATCGCGTGGTGACAGTTTTCCGGTGGCGGAATCGCAGCCTCGAGACTCTTGAGAAATAAAAGCAAGAATGTACGCATTTAGCGATACTCCGTAATCTGAAAGGAAAGCCGCGACAGCTGGCTATTATCCGCAGACCATCCGCGCTTGTTCGAGCCGAGGCGAAACAGCCCGCGCGGGTTGGCGAGGATGATCGGCTGTGAGGCCGTCGGCGCCTCGCGCAGCGAAGGCCAGATCGATATCGGGGCGTTACCCAATCCGTCGGAGTTGACCGGATCGATGACCGCGTGCAGCCGATAGCCGAGCTGCAGATAATCCCATCGCTTGAGCAGGTTGAACTTGCCCGGCGTCCACCCCTGCGTATGCAACACCTGGCTGCCGACCAGGTCGACGGGCGTCGCCGCGCAGACAGGCGTCCCGAGCGGCTCGCCGCGCGGCCTGGTATAGACCGGATCGCCGAGCTGCATCGCGTTCGCCTGGCCGCGCAACTGCGCCAGGAAGGCCTTCCACTCGGCCGCGTCGCAGACGTCGAGCGCCGGTGGTTCCATCGTTCCCGTCCAGGAGTCGGCGCCGGGCCATTGCTGCGCCTGCGCCTGGCCGGTAAACTCGGCCGTCGCGATCGCGACCATATCGTTCATGTACAGCTCATAGCTGCGGAAGTTGGCGACGGCAGGAAGCGCGACGAGGTTGATCGTCTGCCCGGCGACAGTGATTGTCGAGATCAAAGATTTAGCCTTTCACCGCGCTAGCGGTCGAGAACGGTGCGAAGCACTAGAACCGTTTGCCGCTTGGGTTGCGTGCGCTGCGAGCGTCCATCGCAGCGACCGCGCCGCGCACGATATGCGGCGCAACATCGCGGAGCCCCTGCATCACCTGGGCGCGGACCAGCGCCGGATCGGTCGCGCCGCGCGCATCGATATTGAAGGTATGCCCGCCGCCGACGCCGTTGGCGCCCGCTGCCGGGTTATAAGCCGCAGGAACAATAGCCTCATTCTTGTGAACCATCGCGAGCATATCCTGCGGAATGAGGTTGGTTCCCACATCGAAGCCAGGGATGCCAATCAAATGCAGCAGCGAGCCAACCTTACCGAGCGCGCCCGAGGCCGTCTTCCCGACCGCGCTGGCAGCCGAGGACGTTATCCCAGCCATACGGACCCACAGCGCAAACCCCTCCGATGAGCCGTCGATCTTGTTGATATGGAGTCCCTTGAGGACCGAACCCTCCGCGCCCTTGAGCAACGCACTCGTTCCCGACGTCGCGATACTGTGCCCGATGCCGCCCCACTGGCCCTGATGCTGCCAGTGCGGGTCTGTGAGCATCTTGACCAGGCCGCCATTGACATCATTGATGCCGTCTGTCAGGAATTCATGGATGGCTGCGCCCGCATCCGTGGCCTTAGCCGCGAAATCCTGCAGCGCCGTGATCGCGCCGCCCAGGCCAGTCGACTCGAACTGATCCCAGCCATCCTGCAGCTTCACGCGGTCCAACTCAGACTGCACAGCAATCGTCTTCGCGTCGATATCCTTACCGCGCCCATTGGCAACATCTTCCGGCGTCAGCGATGCTTTCTCGCGCGCCAGGCCGGCCAGCTGCGCCTGGTAGGCCGCCACACGCTGCGCGGCGATCTGCGCGATCGCTTCAGGCCGGGAGATCGCGGCAGTGGCAAGCGCATGCTTCGTCTTCACGTCCTGCATGGAAAGTGCAGCCTTGGTGTTTGCATCCGATACCAAGTACACAGCGGCGGCGTAGTGCGCGGCCGTCTCGGCGGCTTTCTTCTCGGCCTCGGCAACCTTGGCTTCACCGTCGGCTTTCACCATCGCGGCGGCGGCCTGCTGCCTGTCAATCTCATCATTCGTCTGCTGCAAGGATTCGTGGGCGCGCTTCTTGAAGTCATCCTGCTGCTTGATCCAATCCGTGAACGGAGTCGAATTGTCCTCCTCCCCATCTTTCTTCGGCTTGCCGTCACCCTTGAGGTTATTTAGCGACTTCTCGAGATCGAACTGGCTGGCCGAATCCTGCGCCATACGCTGCATGCGGTCGAACTGCACGGCCTGCTGCTCGAAAATACCGCGCGAGGCCGAATCGTCGGCCGAAGTCAATGTCTGCCGATGCACGCCGCGCGGCGCATAGCCTTGAGGCGAGGCGTTGACCTGCGCGACAGCCTTGTCGCGCGCAGCCTGATCGTCGGCGATCTTGGTCGCCTGCGCCCGCATATCCCTGGCCGACTGCGCCATGATTCCCGAGACGGCAGCGTAATAATTCTTATTCGCCGCATCCTGCTTCGTCGGATCCTTACCGGCGCCGGCCATATCCGAGGCGCGCTTTGCGTCGGCCCCCTCCATCGCATCCTGCGCGTCGCGGTGCGCCTTCATGACTGCGCTCTCGGCCGCGCCAGTGCCGCCAGTGTTGGAGAGCATCCCCCAGATCGCATTGACATGCTCCTGGCCGAGCAGAGCTTCCGATTCCTTCATCGCCGCAGCCATATGCTCCTGCAGATGATCGGCCGCGGTCGCAGCCTCGAGCAGAGCAGTCCGCAGGCCGTCGCTCGGATGCTTCTCGAGCTTGTCGATCTGGTCCTGCATCTTCGAGTTGGAGAGCTCCATCTCGTCGTTCGCCATCAGGGCTTTCGTATTCATCTCGCCCCAGGCGCGGCCGACCTCCACTCCCATCTGTTTCGCGCGCTGCTCGTTTTTGTAAAACTCCTCCCCCATCTTGACCAACAGGCCGAGGAACATGGCGCCGCCGATCAGCGGGAAAATTGCCTGCATAGCTGCGCCGACGCCAGGGATCATCGTCAGGAAGCCTTCGACGGCGCGGATGCCCTGCTGCCCCTCGGTGGCGCGCACGACGGCCGAAACCGCCGACCGCTGCGTCAGGATCGTGCGCTCGGTAGCGGCATTCTCGACATTGCTCGCGGCCGCCGTCGCCAGCTTGGCCTCGGTGAGCTGCTGATAGGCAGCGGCGCGCAGTCGCACGCCCGTATCCTCATCCGTAAACTTGGAGAGCTGCGTCGCCTTGCGCAGATCCGCCTGGGCGGACGCCTGCGCCTTGTAGGCCTTGACGATCTGCAGACTCTGTTCAGTTACAGCCGTGCCGGCGAGCTTCGCGCTCAGTGCGATCGCGTCGGCCTGCAGCTTGGCGGCCTTAGCATTCTCGCGCGCGGTCGCCTGCATCAGCTCCGACGACTTCTTCGTCGCCGCGTCGAACTGCGAGTTGTCCGTCGTGGTCTTAGCTGTGACGGTCCCGAGGGTTACATTTTCAGACATTTATTTCACCGCTCCCTTCAGTGTTCCAGATAACGACTCGGCCATCGCCGCGAGTGCCGGCATCGTGCTCGCCTCAAATGCCGGGCGCAGAAATGGATACGCCGGCACGTCTTCCTCGAGTGCCGTGCCCTCGCCGTGAAACTTGCCGTCAGCGCCCATCCTCGACTCGCCGCCGGTCACCATGCGATGGCCGTACTCGACGTCGTACGCGACCTTGCCATACTTTCCGGCCGCGCCCGAAGGCCCCGCCAGCCCCATCCATTGCCCCTCGTCGCGCAGCGCGCGGACCTTGATATTCTCTTTGAGCTCGCCCGGCTCGAGCGAGTCGCTGCCTTTCTTCTTGCCAGCCAGGACGTGCGTGCGCTCGACCATGGCCTCGCCGATCACTCGAGCGCCAGCCAGCACGGCCCGCCGCTGGCCCTGGTCGGCCATCTGCGCACGGATCGCCTCAAAGTTCATCACCACGCGCGAAGCGTCAAACGTCGAGCTCATTCCGATCTCCAGGCAAACAGAAAGGCCGCCCGAAGGCGCCCCGATCACGGCGAAACGTTTAGCGGCTTTTACTTATTCAAAACCGCCCAGAGAAGCCCGAACAGAAAAGATACGAAACCCGCGAAGATGAGAGCGCAAAACACGGGCCAGAACACCTGACCAAACCGCAGGTTGATGTACTGCAACCGCACATCCTCGGCGATGGCACGGCGCGCCGGCGTTCCTGGCGAATCCTTGTCGGCCGTCCAGACCGCGCGTGAATGTGGCGGCCCTACCTGCGTCACAATCGAATCAGCGTTCATAGCTTCACCTCGTGCCAGGAAGTGTACCACGTCACCGCTCGCGCCCCTTGCGCCCGAGGTATGCCGCCCGATTCCGGCTGTAGGCTTCCCAACTCCTCGCCAGTCGCTCCTCGGCCGTCAGCGCCGCTTCGCGCCTTGCCTTCTCCAGCTGCACCGACGGCATATAGTCCTCGGCCGACGCCGGCTCTTTCCATCGCACGAAGCCGCAACGGCGCACCATCGCGACGATCTGGCCGCCCATCAGCTCGGTCATACGCTCGCTGCGCTTCCAACTGTCCTCGCGGCGATCGCGCAGCGCGGCCCATTGGCGCAGCGTGAGCGCAAAGAACTCCGGCCGCGTCATACCTAACTCGGCGCGCGCGAAGGACCAGAGCGAGAGCCAGAGCTGCTCCCGAGTTAGACCTCGAGAGCAGCCTGAGGGTTTGCGTCTGCCGCGGCCTCGCTCGAATCGGGCTCGGGCGCGAATTGCTTCTGCGCCTTGCGGATCGCGAGACAGACCTCGGCCGAGTTATCCCATCCGACCAGCCGTTTAGCATCGGCGAATGAGATATCGGGCTGATACACGCGCAGCGAGACGGCGAACAGCACCATCGCATTGCGCATGGTCAGATTCCAAGAGCACTGCAGCAGACTCGAGTCGCCGATCTGGTCGGCCAGCTCGGCCTCGGCCTCGGCGACGGCGCCGAAGTCGAGACACATCTTATAAGGTTTGCCGGCGATGGTGATCGGCGTGAATGGCAGAGTTGGGTCGGGCGTCATCGGGTATTACCTTTCAGGTGGGAGAGCCGGGCGCCGCATAGACGATCGCGGCGCCCGAGCAGGTTGACGGGTTAGCTGCCGGGAGTGTAGAGAGGCGCGCTAACGATCGTGAGATCGATCGCGAACTTCGTCCACTCGGTCGCCTTCAGATCCTTCGGGCCGCACTTCTTCACATACGCCGAGAACGTCCACTTATCGCCCGCGGTGGTCTGCCCGGCCGCGGCATTCTTTGGCAGGATGATCTGGAAGTCGAAAGGAACCGGAGGCGCGCCGGCGTAGGCTGCGAGCGCAGCCACATATCCGGCATTGTTAGAGACCCGATTGCCGCTGAGACTCACGTCTTTCGTGCCCAGGATTGTCGGCTTCATCTCCTTCATGCTGGATTGCAGGTTAGTGGTGTCGACCATCTCCCATTCAGGGATAAAGTCGGGAATGTCATCCGTCTCGCCGACCTGCGTCCAGACGGTCGAAAGCGCGCCCGAAGTGGCGGTGCCTATGGAAATGCTTGCGCCGAGGCCGCTCTGGCCTAAGCTGCTGGAATATGTCATGCTTTTACTCCCCTGATACAAAGTGCCGCCAGGCCTGCGCGGGTGCTGCGGAAAACTTAGGAATCCTGAAATGCAAACAGGATGTAGTACTCGGCCATGGCGCGAAACTGACGCGCGTCCGAATCGAAATAATCGATCTCATTGATCAGCCAGGCGGCCGACAAGATAAAGCCGTTCGGCAGCGCGCCCGAGAATCCGTTGAGCGCCTTACGCAGTGCGTTGCGCGAGGCCTTCGCGCTAGCAGCCGTATTGCCGCGGGCGTCGAACTGGATCCGCCGCTTCTGCGGGCCTGAAGTGCTGAGCCCAGGTGCGCCGCCGCCGCCGGCGACCTGGAACGTCAGGTCGGGCATCGGCGCGTTCGGATTGCGCACGGTATCAGAGATGCCGCCGGGCGTTGCCGCCTTGAAAGCTGCATTCGCCCAGAGCAGCTCGGCGATTCCGATATAAGGATCCATCTATTGGGCCCCGTCGATCTGGATACACATCAGGTGAAGGATCCGATCGCGGAATAACACGTTCTCGACCGTCTGGATCGTGAAAGTCTGCCCGCGGAATAAGACCTGCATCTCGCCGGCGATCGCGATATTGCAGCCGGGATACCGGATGGTGATAACGTGCGTCACTTCCGCCGCAAACTGGCCGCCCTGGAAGACAGAGCGCGCCTGCGCAGCCGTGAGGATCCGCGCGCGCGTCGAGAGAAACGTCGCCCAGGCCGTCGACGGCTCGCCACTGGTCGGATCGGGCGCGGTTGATTGCGCCTGGATCTGGATCGTGTGCACGAGCTCGCCGGCGGCGATCGACGGATTGAGGACCGAACTTAGCATGGGCGATAGTCCGACCATTCGACGATGTACGGCGACAGAATCGACTGCACGCCGATCGGCAGATCCTCGAGCTGAAGATCCGTCGTCGCGCCAGGGTTGCGATAAAAGTGCTCGACCAGCATCAGCAGAGCGACCTGCAGCAGCGCAGGGAACTCCGGAATGTAGTAATTCGCCGTCAGCGCGAGGCCTGCGGCACCCGCTGGCAGCGTCAGGACGCCCGCGGCGACCGTCCAGCCAGTTACAGGTGTAACGACGCCGTCGACGAGCTGCGTGACGCTCTTGACGGCCGTCTGCGGCGATTTCTTGAGCGCATAGGTGTACGGCGCCTCCGCAGGCCCGGTAAACGCCTCGGCGACGGCGCAGACGAAGCTGGCGACCTCATACGTGATTGCGACCGAGCCGGGCAGGTAAGTGCCCGTCCAGGGCCAAACCATCGTCGAGCTAGGCGGCGTGACGCGGCAGGGCTCGGAATTCAGATCGGCGACGAAGTCGGCCGGATCGAGCGTCGCCGGGTTGCCGTTCGCGTCGAGATACGTGATCGAGTCGATGCCGACGACTGGACCGCCAGGCAGATCGATAACCAGGCGATTCCACATCCCGCCGGCGATCGGCCAATTCCACCGATCCGCCGGAGACGGAGTCATGTCAAAAGACGCCGCCATAGGGAAATTGTCGAGCGTGCGCTGCCAGGTCTGATTGAAGAACCCGCGCCGGGTGATCTTTTCGGCGAGCTGGCGCGCGGCCGGGATGTAGATCTCGAACAGCACGTCGTCGTCTGTATACGCCTGGTCGACGCGCGACTGCGCCTTCGCCTGGGCGAGCGTGATCGGCTCTAGGATCGGCTTCCCGATGACTTTGAAATTGAGAGGCATAGTTTACCGTGTCTCCCGAAAGGGAACTGCGCGATCGCGAGCTGCGGCGAGAGCAAACTCGCGCGCCCGTTTAGGCGAGACAGCCAGGCCCTGCGCGACAAACTTCAAGCCTTCAGTCTTCGATGGATTGATCGTGTCGCCAGGATTGACGAGCCGCGCGACGGCGCATGGCCGAAACGCTTCGATTGCGATGAGTTTCATAGATTCCCTAAAAAAGCGGCCCGCGCCGCCAGGCAAAACGACGACGCGGACCATTGGAGAAACGGGTTGATCTTAGGCGTGAGTCTTGAGGCCCACGATCGGGTGAGTGCCGGCGTCGGTGACGTTGCCGCCGACGCGCGTATAAGCCAGGAAGCCGACCATCAGCTGATCGGCATAGCGCTCGTCGAGACGCTGGATCGTCATCTCGCCGTCGTCGCGCAGCAGATAACCTTCCTCGAGATCGCCGTAAGCGATTGCCATCGTCGCGGGCGTGGTTGCGCTCGGGAAATAGCTGGTCAGCTTGATCGGGAAGCCGAGGATCTGGTCGAGCATCCCCGTCTGCGGGTTCGGTAGGAACAGCGGCCGGTTCAAGGTGTCGAGCAGGCCCATCGTGTAATTGCGGCTGGCCTTGTTCATGTACCACGCCGAATTCTGCTCATAAACAGGATCGAGCAGCGTCTGCGTGGCGACGTAATCCTCGTAGCCGGGCCCGGCGTTGGTTACCGTTGTGGCAAACGTCGTGAGGCTGGTCAGAAGCGAGGCGATGTTCGAGGCGTCACCGTTGGCGATGAAGTTCTCGATACCGCGCAGGTACCGCTTGCCCAGGCGATCGCGCAGCAGCGTATTCAGGTCGAAACCAGAATCCGCCATTTCCTGCTTCGATACCTTGATCAGCGTTGCCAGCGTGTCCGTCGAGGAAATGAGGCCCGAGAGCGTCGGATCCGCTTCGGTGACGGTGGTATCTTCCGCGACGACGATGATGGAGTTTGCCGTGTCGTTCTCAAACCCGATCTTCATCGGTGCGCCGTTGCCGGCCGTGGTCTTGCGCGCAACGCTGCCAAACAGCGAACCGATGAACTTCTTCGCCCCGATGAGCTGGTTATAAAACTCCTGCGGGATGATGTAGTTTCCGGTTGCGGTTGTGGTGATGTCGCGCTTCTCGCCGCCGATCATGATCGACTTTGCGCCGTTGTTGGTGCGCTGCCCGCGGTTGATTGCGACACGCTCTTCGGCAGTGAGTGCCTTCTCGCCGAGACGCATGTAGACCTCGAACGCGTTGCGGTAGGCCTTGTCCTGCGCCTTGTCGCGCGTCTCGTCTTCCTCGCCGTCGACTTGCGGCCGCGATCCGGTCGGCTGGATTGCGCGTCCTTCAGCCTCGAGCTTTGCGCTTCGCTCCATCAGTGTGAGCTGCTCGGTGATGCCGTCGGCCTCATTCAGCAAAGCCTCGGCTTTCTTGCGTTCCTCGGCCGTAACGCCGGCCTTTGCGAGCAGCGAGTGGGCTTCTGTGCCCAGCTGCCCGCGCTTCAACAGCAGATCATTCTTGTTCATGGTGTGCCTTTCATGGCGTCGTGAATGATACGTAAGGGTTGGCGCGCGAGCCGGTCACAAAAGACGTGGTGCGCGAGGACGTGTCTCCCCATCTGCCATCGAAGGCAGCGGCGCCAAGCCGCAACGGAGCAAAGATTGAAAATTGGTTGCGGGCCAGGGAATTGAACCCTTGTAGACCTGAGCTTATGAGACTCGGCCGTCTCCGTGACTGCCCGCAAAACTGGTTAGCAGTTGCCCGCCGTCAGACCGGCAAGCATGTGAGCGCGAGCGCGCAGCTCGAGTACTCCCGTCGCCGATCGCTGCGAGGCCGCACAAGTGCAGCCCGCCGCGCTGCAGTCTTCTGTAACGCAGCCCGTGCAGTCGCCGCCCTGGCACGGATCACAGTCACAGACACAATCGCCGTCGACGGCGTCGCGCCTGGCGCGCTTTACGATCGGCTTGTCGCCCGCAATCTGCAGGCCAGGAACATGGCTGCGAATCTCGGCAGGCACGCCGTCGGGCCAGAGCGAGCGCGAGGCCTCTGCGCTGCGGATCCCGACGCTGGTCTGCGTGTAGGCCGGGAAAGTGACCGGGCCGACGTCGTAGAGATCGAGATCCTCGATATCGCGATAGGACGCGAGATACTTGCCGCTACCGTCGAACTCGTCGCGCCAGCAATCCTTGCGGACCGTAAAGCTAAAACTGCAGCCGTCAAGATCCCCGCGCTCGATCATCGCCGCGACATCGCGGCCAACCGTCGTGTTCGGATCCGTGTCGGCGTCATACGTGAGGCCGCCAGGCGAATCCTCGAGGCGCAGCGTGCCCGACTTCGTGCGCGCGAGCAGGTTGTTTACATCGTGATTGAACAGGCAGCGCACATCCTGCTTTTCGGAGAGAGCACGCGCGAAGGCGCCCGGCTTGATCGTCTCGATAAACCAGCCCGCGTCGTACTTCTGGTCATAAACCGCGGCGACGCCAGCGATGCCGGGAGTGTCACCCTTCTTTGCGCGGATCTCGCCGCCCTTGATATAACGTCGTTCGATCATTGATTGACTCTCCTTTATTACTCGTCTGCGACTTGCCGATCGGCCTCGATTGCGCCACATTCACGCGCGGTCTGGATATGGACCGAGCGCACGATCCGCCGGAATTCATCGCGGCAGAACCTTTGATCCGGATCCGCCGGCAGGCCCTTACGCTCGAGCCGCCGCAAAGATCCATCCGAGGCCTCGCGCGCGATCTTCTCGACGACGCCCTCGGGCCATACCGTAAACGGATGTTCGCTCGCAGCTCGCAGCGCCAGGCCTTCAATCACCGCGGGCAGCGCCCTGCGCAGCTCGGCGACGTCGCCGGCGGCGTTGCGCATCGCCTGCACGAACTGCGGGCCGAACTGCATCGCATAGCGCCCAAGAATACTGCGCTTGCCCTCGTCGTCATCCTCATCGTCCTCGTCATCACCCTTGGGCGCGGGCAGTTTCTTCGTCTTGTCAGCTTCGGGATCCACGTCGAGCGGCTGATCGAGCGTCGGCTCGGTATCGAGCAGGCGTGCTGCGTCCTGCATATTGACGGGAACCATGCAGACGTCGCCTTCTTTGCCGATCGGGTTCTTCCCGAGCTGCCGGCGTCCGTCATTGATCGAGAAGATGCCCCACTGCCGCGCGACCGCGATTCCGTCCATCGTCGACTTGAAGTCGCCGCGCAGCCGCTCAGACACATCGAAGCGAACCTCGAGGCGATAGGCCTTCGGCCCGTTGCGCGCGAAGAGCTTGCGGTTTGCTTCCTTCTCGACCCGGTTGAGATATGGCCGCAGCGTATTGATCACGAAGTCGAGGTTGAGCTGCTCGGCGTTCGAGCCGCTCAGGCGCGTCGTGTCGCCGATCTGATGCGGGTTGAGCCGGAAGAGCGAGGCGATGCGCGTACGCGTGAATTGCTGCGTGCCCAGGAACTGCGAATCCTCGGGCGAGAGGCCGATCGACTGCCACTTCCACGGCGCCGTCATCACCGCGATCCGGCGCACGTTGTCGCCGCCGTAATTGCGTTCCCAGGACTCCTTCAGGTCTGCCTTCTGTTTATCTGTGACCTGGCCCGTCATCGTCGGATCGGGCGAAAGTATCCCCCCAGGGAACGCGCCATTGCCGAAGAACTTCGATCCGAACTTCTCGGTCGCCCTGGCGAGCCCGAGCATCTGCCGCGCCATACTGACGGGCGATAGGCCTTTGAGCCCGTCGAGACAGAACAGCGGGCAGTGAAACATATCCTCTTTGGCGATGATCCGCTCGCGGCCATTCTCCATGCCCGAGGTTGTCGCGTACTCGAGGACGCCGGTGCGTCCATTGCGCCGCGGCGTGGTGACGTTCGGCGAGAGCGGATAGAGGCCTGCCGGCAGGCCGCGGCCGTTGCGCAGGATCTCGGCATATCCGTTGCCGACCAGCGCCATGCCTCCGGAGTAGCTCTCCCAAAACGTCGGCGCGCTCATCTCGTCGTTCGGCTCGGTCGCGAGCATCCAGGTCAGATCGTGGTCGACCTTCTCGCGCGAGCCGTCGTCGTGAACTTCAAATACCTCAAGCGGCAGCGAGCCGATCGCTTCCGTGATCACACGAACGCAGGAGTAGACGTCGGAGATCTGCAGCGCCGTCGAGACGTTGATGATCTCGCCCGACGCCGTCGGCTCGCCGGATCCGAGCCAGTTGAGGAACGACGCCAGAGAGAGCGGCGTCGACGGATTGTCGAGCGAGGCCCGCGATTCAGAGCGAGCCGCGAGACGGCTGCGCTGATCGTCGAGCACTCCGGCGAGAATTCCCATTGTTGGTTTCCTTAGAGGAAGAACACGGATGAATCGTTGACGACGACAGGCGGCGCAGAGAGCGCGAGGTAAATTGCATTGAAGAGCGCGCTGGCCGGGTCTATCTTGCTAGTGCGGTTGGCTTCCTTGCGCGGGAAGATGTTGTCGTTCGCGTCGGGCTTCACGATCACATTTGCGATCGCCCAGGCCAGGACCGGATCGCCAGTGTGATGCAGGCGGCCCGAGAATACCGCCGCCTCGATCTCCTTCATCGCCGGATCGAGATACTTCCAGGTCTGCGGCACGTCGCAGACCCTGTCCTGCCCCTGATCGTCGACGCCTAGTCGCAGCTTCAATTCCTGCTGCATCTGCATAGCCTGATGCTGATCGAAGCCGAGACGGGCGTAATTGAACCGCTCGAGCTCTTCCTCGACTTCCTTCTGCACGAAGGCGAGCTGAATCTCCGGCCCCTTGTGGCCAACGATGACTTTCTGCTGCAGCCAGCGCTCGTAGTGCTGATGCTCGCCATCGTTGGCGATATCCTCGGGCACGTAGTGACGGCCGAAGAGATAGTAATGCCGCTGATCATCCCTCCACTTGACGAAGACTTTGCAGCGCGAGGTGAGATCGATGCGCGCGCCGAGATCATAGCCCTCATAACAGAGATCGTGCACGAACTCGTCGACCGAGAGAGAGGCATCGCCGCAGGCCTTCCACTTCTCGATGTTCATCCAGGCTTCGCGTGCGTTGACCCAGATATTGAGGTGCTTGACCTTGAACGCGTTCTGCCGGTTGGCCCTCCGGAATGCAGCCTCGAGATCGGCGAGGATGCGGTCCTTGAGAACGCTGATGCCGAAGTTCGGGTTCCCCTCTTCGACAGCTTCAATGGTCGCCCAATACGGCCGCTTACTCCCGTCGGGCATCT